TCTAACAACTGGTGGTGCAGTAACTTGGGGTGGTGGCGGTGTCGGTGTTAACGAAACAAGCATCGGTCAGTTTGCTGGAATGAATGTAGTTATTGACTCTCAGGTTAATACAGTTCATCCTGGTACGACAGGTCATCAGAAAGAGTTCCGTTGTTACTTGATTAAGTCAGGAACAATTCTTGAAGGCGAGCAATCTCCACTAAGCATTGAATCAGATAGAAACATCTTATCTAAGCAAGATGTGATGTCTGTTGATTACCATAGTGCTTATCACGTTATGGGAACTAAGTGGACTGCTGCTACTGACAACCCAACTAACGCACTGTTAGCTAACGATAATAACTGGGCAATCACATACGATGCCGACTTAATTCCTATAGTTGAATTAATCGTTAACTCACCACTTGATACAGGTACTAACCCTTAGTATTATTAGTGTGATCTGCAAAGAAACCTCATCAATTATTGGTGGGGTTTTTTCTTTACGCTACAATAAAACTAAATTACTTTTATAATCGTGGCAGCTACTATAAACGCAACAATAAAAGGAGAAAATGCTAATAGTTATGTCACATTGACAGAAGCTAATGATTATTTTGATACCTCTCCAGATTCTTCTACTTGGACAAACAAAACAGACGATCAAAAGAAAAGAGCATTAATATCAGCTACAAGATGGATTGATACTTTAGTTTATTACGGAGATAGATGTGATGATGGACAGGCATTAAAGTTTCCAAGAAATAATTATCAGGTAGATGGTGTTGAATTAGCTTGTTCTAAAATTCCTAATGGCATTAAGTATGCACAATATGAATTAGCTAGAGCATTGGCAAATGATACTGATGCTATTACAGGAACCACTGGTAAAGATGGTAATTTTTCTGAAGTCAAATTAGGAGATCTACAGGTAAAATATAATACTGATAGTCAGGGAACTGGATCTATAAATAATATTCTTGATGTTTATCCTTGGTTACAAAGTTATCTTGGAGCATATATGCTTGGCGGTGCTGGCAGTTTTCAACTTAGGGTGGTTAGAGGATAATGGCAGGTCAATTAGATTCGTTATTTAAAAATGCTGCAAAAAGTGTTGTAGCACAACTTGGAGATTCTTTAGATCATGATATTACCTATACAAAAAAAGCATCTCCTACTTACAACACTTCTACAGGTGCTTTGACTACAACCGATACTAGCTATAGCATTACTGTTCCAATATCTTTTGTTCGTTCTGAAGAAGAAGGTGCACAAGAGATGAGAGAGGCAAAATTATATATTACTCCTGATCTGATAGGAGATAATCAGGCAGATTTAGATGATGAGATTACTTTAAGTTTTGGTGGTTCAAATAGAGTTGCACAGATAGTTGATATTGATACAAAGAAAGGTGGGCAAGTTTATTTATTTATTATTCTTGTAAGGTTCTAATGACAATAAGAGATGTAAGAAAACTTCCTAAAGATCTAGATATGAAAATATCAAAAGATTTTAATGCTCTTATAAGAAAAGTTCATACACAGTTATCTACAAAAAAACGAAGTCCTGTTTATACAGGTTTCTTTGCATCGAGTTGGGTGGCTCAAGGTACTCCCGTAAAAGCAACAGATAAAGTAGAGAATTTTAAACCTTGGTCAGGGATTAAAAAACAGGCAATGACAGCATTTCTTGCTGGTACAGGTGGTAATAAACCTCTTAATCCTGTAGTACAACCTAGATTTCCTGTAAAAAGAGCATTTAATTATAAAAGGCCAGTATTTATCGGTAATAAAGCTGAATATGCTGTATATGCTCTTGAAGGAGGTAAAACTCAATTATTTATTCAAGGTTCTTTAGGTAAAATGATAAAAGAAACCATGTCAGATAAAGGAAGATTATTTGTTGGTGGTAGTACCACTGGAGGCTTTGGTTCTTCTCAGACAGGTGTTAAGTATACGGAGTTTTCTAAATGACTTTAGTTAATGCAAGAGCAGCTTTTGAAAAGGCAGTCACTGATGCTGTAGCAGCAGCAGATAATACAGTAGAAATGGTTTATGATAATGTTCATTTTACAACTCCAGGAAAAAGTACAAAATATATTTTGATGAGTTTAGATTTCACACAATCAACATTACAAAATCAAGGTGCAAGTTCAGATTACTATGCTGGTGTAATTCAATGTAATGTATATGTTCCCAAATCAAAAGGTACTTCAGTTTTATCTGCTATTTCTGAGGCAGTAATTGATGGTCTTACCTCTGTTAATGCTTCTGATTATACTGATACATTTAGTTGTACTCCTAGAGTTTTAGATATAAATGGCCCTACTCCCCTTGAAATTGAAGATAGAAGTCATTTTATTGGTGTAATATCTTGCCAATTCTCTGCTAACGCCTAGTATACTAATATAATATTAAATAAATTTATATGGAAGCAATTGAACTTCTCAAGAATAAGTTTGGTGTTCAGCAGAAATACCTTTATGAATTAAAAGATGGAGATGAAACTATTTTAGAAATTTATTGGCATCCTTTGACTCTTGCTGAAAGAGAATCAATTATTGGTCAATCAAAAAATGGTTTGGATTCTAGTAATGATGAATTTGCTTTAAATCTTTTAATACAGAAAGCACTTGATAAGGATGGTAAAAGATTATTTCAAGATGGTCATAAAGCTTCGTTAAGAAGAGAAGTAAACGCATCTACTTTGCAAGACATTCAACTTGCAATGTTAAATTCTGGTAGTGAATATAAATTGGAGGAAGCGAAGGCAGATTTAAAAAGCTAAGAATGATTGGTTTTTTCTGTTCTTCTTAGCTACAGAATTGAAAATGACTATTGGAGAATTGACAGATAAATTGACACAGGAAGAGTTTGTTAATTGGATAGCCTACTATGAGTTAAAAAGAGATTACGAAGAAAAAGCAATACAAAATGCAAAGGATAAATCACGAGCAAGAAAACCATAAAAGCGGTACACTAAAATAAAGTTTTGTATTTGCTTTGGCTAATTACGGTGTAAATATAAATTTTAAGGTAATTGGTCAATCCAAGTTAGATAGAGCATTAAAAAAAACAGAGCAGTTAGATAAAAAAGTTGATCTTCTCAATAAAAGAGGTATTAAAGGAATTTCAAGTGCTGTAAAAATTCTAAATCAAGAATTAGCTATAAAAAATAAAATTTTAAAAGCAGATCAAGCAATTTTAAGTGTTAGAACTAAACAGATAAAAGCAAACAAAGCAAACGCTGCCACACAAACTATTCCAAGAACAGGTGGAGGTGGTGGAAGAGGTGCAATAGGTGGTCCTGGTCTTAACAGTGCAATAATTAGTGGTGTATTTCCCTTGTTATTTGGACAAGGTCCATTTGCTGCTCTTGGTGGTGCTACTGGTGGATTTCTAGGGGGAAGATTTGGTGGTCAAATGGGTGGTTTTGCAGGAGGTTTAGCTGGAACTGCTATTGCCACAGGTATTCAAAGTGGAGTTACTGCTATCGGTGAATTAGGTCAGGCCATGAATAGATTGAATCCTGACATAACAAAATTAACTGAAAAGATGGGAATATTAGGAACAACAGAACAAAAACGTCTTCAGATTATTGAACAAACTGAAGGTAAACAAGCTGCTTTAAATGCTGCTTTAGAAATGATGGGGGATAAAATAGGTGATCAAAATGTACAGGAACTAAAAGAATTTGGTAAAACTTTTCAAGAGTTAACAAATAGTACTGTTTTATTTTTTACAAGAGTACAAGCAGCAGTTGCAAAGTTGTTAAATCAAAGTTTGGGTGGTATTCAAGAGACTTTTGTAACTCCTAGTAGAACTAGACAATTTATTCAAGAAAATCCTAATGCCCCTGCTTTTAGAAATATTAATCAACAAATTGCTGATCTTGAAGCCAAAAGAAGACAAGGTGGAGGTAGACAAGATGTTAAAAGACTTACTGATCAAATAAATGCTTTAAAATCACAAAAAAAAGAAATTGCTGAAACCATTCTTTTAGAAAAAGATAAAGATGAAATACGAAGTAATACAAATAAATTAATTACTGCTGGTCTAGGAGATTTAAGAAAAGAAAATGAATTAAATAGAGCCATTATCGCTGGTAAGAAAGAAGAATTTTTATTAAATCAAGCTGTTGAAGAAAAAGTTAAAAGTATGGGTTTATTGATGAAAGATCTTAATGACTTACAACTTGAACGAATAAAAAATGATATTACTATCAATCAAGGTTTAAAAGAGCAAGCAGATGCTGCACAAGATTTACAAGAAAAATTTGACAAAATTGGAGAAAGTGTAGAAAAAAGTATTGTTGGTAATCTTACTGATGCTGTTATGGGAACTCAAAGTCTTGGACAAGCAGCAGTTAATGTATTAAATAATTTAAAAAGAAAACTTATTGAAGTACAAATTGAAAGGGCTGTTGCTGGTATAGGAGATAAAGTTGGAGGATTTTTAGGTAGTTTATTTAAAAGAGAAAGAGGTGGTCCAGTAGCTGCTGGTGGTGCATATCTTGTTGGAGAAAAAGGCCCAGAGATTTTGCAAATGGGTTCACGAGGTGGCAATATTATTCCAAATAATAAAATTGATGGAGGCACAACAAATATTGTTAATGTATCAGTAGATGCTTCTGGTTCTTCTGCTTCTGGTAATAGTGCAGATGCACAGCAATTAGGTGCTGTTATTGGTGCTGCTGTTCAAGCACAATTAATAAAAGAAAAAAGACCTGGAGGTTTATTAACTAGATAAATGGCAACTTTTCCTGATTTTAAACCGATTTACGGATCTACAAAAACAATCAATACAAAAGCTGTAGTTGTAGATTTAGGTGATGGTTATCAGCATCGTACTCTTTTTGGCTTACCACAAAATCAAAGTCCAATGACTTTAGATTTAACATTTAGTGTTAGTGAAACTGAATCTGACACCATATTTTCTTTTCTAAATGATAGAGACATAGACCAAGCAAGTTTTGACTATACCCCAGTGGATGAAGCAAGTTCTTTAAAATTTATTTGTACGAAAAAAACAAAATCATTACCTTATAACAATAGAGCCATAATAAATTTAACTTTTGTACAAGTATTTGAACCATAATGGCAATACCTACCTCTGAACTGCAAAAGATAAATCCGAGTGCAATTATTGAATTGTTTAAAGTAGAATTGAATATTTTACTGCATGGATCATCAACAGTTTATAGATTTCATGCTGGTACAAATCAGCTAAATGGAGATATTATTTGGCAAGGTGACACATATGAAAGATATCCAATACAAGCTGAAGGGTTTGAATATTCTGGAACTGGTAGTTTACCTAGACCTACATTGACAATATCAAATGTTTTTGGTTTTGTTTCTGCTTTGATAATTAATACAAATAAAGTAACAGCAAAAAATGATTTGCAAGGTGCAAAATTCACTAGATTAAGAGTTCTTGCTAGTAGTCTTGATAATGCAAATTTTAATCCAGTTACATCAACCAGTACAACAACTACAACCATCGCCGACCCTGCTGACGCTGAAACTGTTACTTATACAGTAACTGTTGCAAATGTAGGGGGTGTAAATATATTTTTATTAAACGGTGTAAATAATCCAGTTATAACAATGAAACGTGGTTCAACCTATATCTTCAATCAATCTCATAGCACAAATGTTGGACACCCTTTAAGAATTACATCTGATGCTGGGGGACAGCAAACAACAGTTAATGCTGGTACTCTTGGAACAGATGCAACAGTCACTTATCAGCCAGCATATCCAACTGCACCAAATGATTTAAGATACTATTGCACATCCCATGGTAATGCTATGGGAAATACAATTACAATGAATGATCCAAATACAACGACCCAGGAAACTACAATAACAACGTCAAGTCAAACAAACCCTTTTGGTACTCCAAATGCAAATGAATTACCTCAAGAAATATATTTTATTGATAGAAAAGTTACAGAAAATAGAGAATTTGTACAATTTGAATGTGTATCAGTTCTTGATTTGCAAGGTATTAGAGTTCCAAAAAGACAAGTTACAAGAAAAGACTTTGATGGAGTTGGTACATTTATAAATACATGACTTGGAAAACTGACGCTGAAAAACACGCTTTTGATTCCCTGCCAAATGAATCCTGTGGTTTATTAGCAATTATTAAAGGCGAAAAAAAATACTGGCCTTGTAAAAATATTGCTGAATCATTGCATGAGTATTTTATTATTGATCCTGATGATTGGGCTGATTGTGAAGATAACGGAGAGATTATTGGTATTGTTCATTCACATCCAATAGGCTCAATATTTCCATCAGATAATGATAAAGCAAGTTGTGAATTTTTAGATCTTGAATGGTTTATATATAGCCCTGTAATAAAAGATTGGTATTCTTTTAAGCCCTCTGGCTGGAAACAACCTTCTTTGATTGGTAGAAATTTTATATGGGCTGTTAATGATTGTTGGTCAATAATAGATGACTATTATAAAGAAGTAAAAAATATTGATTTAAAAAAATGGATAAGACCAAAAAAAATAAAAGATTTTATTGCTAACCCTATGTTTGAAAAAGGATTACCAATTACAGGTTTTAAAAAACAAGAGACTTTAGATGACATACAAAAAGATGATGTTTTGCTTTTTCAATCAGTGACAGGTAAGTTAGATCATGTAGCTGTTTATGTTGGTGATAACATGATATTAAATCACAATATTCACAAGCTATCTTGTAAAGAACCATTTGATTTAAATTATCAACAGAATTTAAAAGGAGTGTATAGATATGACCCTTAAAAAAATAAAAGTTTATGGAAAACTTAGAAAGTTTTTAGGTGAGTCATCTTTTGAAGCTGATGTAAATACACCATCACAAGCTATAAAATTTTTGCTTTGTAATTTTCCTGAAGTAGAAAGCCATATGGCAAATCAACATTACAAAATAAAAATGGGTGAACAAGATATACCACTTGATTTATTACATTTAAAAGGAGAAGAAGATATAAAAATCATCCCTGTTGCATCTGGATCTATACCTGTTGTTGCTGCTGTTACAGGGGCTATTTCTACTGGTGCTGCGGTTGTCGCAAGTGCTGCTTCTGCTATTCCTGTTGTAGGAGGTATTGCTTCTGCGGCTATTGGTACGGTGGGAGCAGTTGTTGGTGCTGTTGGTACTGCCGCAACTGCCGTGGCCGCTCTACCTGTTGTTGGTGGGATTGCTAGTGCTGTGGCAACAAGTGTTGCTATTGATGGTGTTACATCTTTAATTACTCCAACTCCATCTGTTCCTACATCATCTGCTGCGGATTCTTTTTCACAAAATGACCCTCAAATGCAAGCAAGTAATTTTGCTTTTAGTGGTATACAAAATGTTTCAAGAAGTGGTGTAGCTGTACCAATAATTTATGGAGAACGTTTTGTAGGGAGTATCATAGTTTCAAATGGTGTTGATACAGTACAAGTAGATGGTACAGCCTAATGCCAATACCTAGTTTTGATGAAAGCCAGAGAATAAGTGATCCTAAATTACCAAAGGATCAATTAGGCAGTATCCAACGATCAACTATTGTGGATGTATTGGGAGAAGGTGAAATAGAAGGTTTTCCGTCTGCAACAGGTAGTCAAGGTTCAACAGAATACAATAATGGTGCATTGAAAGATGTATTTCTCAATGGAACACAAGTTTTACAGCAATCAGCAAGCAACACAAATCCAACTGATAGTGATTTTAATTTCACTAACATAAATTTTGAGCCTAGATTTGGAACTTCAAGTCAAACTCATATTTCTGGGATTACAGACATTGAAACAGAAACCACTGTTAGTACTGCTGTTACAAATAGCACACCTGTATCAAGATCAATTACAAATTCAAATATTAATGCCGTAAGAGTAACGATAGCTTTTCAAGCTTTACAAAAATTTGAAGATAATGGAGATATAGTTGGTACTTCGGTAGATATAAGAATCCAGATAATTCAAAACAATGGAACTACTACAACACCTATTGATGATACTGTTACAGGAAAAACTCCTAGTGCATATTTTAGAGATTACAGAATAAACATTCCTTCTGGTTTTAGTTTTCCTATCACTGTGAGAGTCATAAGAGATACAGCAGATAGTAGTGTTACTACCTTACAAAATGGCACAGTTTTTTCTTCGTTTACAGAAATAATTGATAAACAAAATGCTTATCAAAATACTGCCCATGTAGGAATAAGGTTTGATGCTGAACAGTTCCCTGCTGTTCCTAAAAGAATGTATAGGATTCGTGGACTTAAAATAAAAATTCCACATAATTCAACTGTAAGATCAGATGGTTCATTATCATTTGCTGGTACATTTAATGGCACTCTTAAATCAACAAAAGAATATTGCAACGACCCTGCATGGGTGCTATACGATCTTTTGACAAGCACTAGGTTTGGATTTGGCGATCATATTACAGAGGATCAATTAGATAAATATGCTTTTTACTCCGCATCTGTTTATAACTCAGAACTCATATCAGATAACGAAGGTGGTACTCAGCCAAGATTTAGCTGTAATGCAGTAATTCAAAATCAACAAGACGCATATCGTTTGATAGGAGAGCTTTGTAGTGTAATGAGAGTGCAAGCATATTATCAAGCTGGCAGCATTACGATTACACAAGACAGGCCAACAGATCCCTCTTATTTATTTACACTCGCAAATGTATTACCTGATGGATTTAGTTATACAAATACTTCTAGAAGAATCAAATATACAGTAATTAATGTACAGTTTTTTGATAATGAGACAAGAGAATTTGATTATGAAACTGTAGAAGATACATCATTACAGGATAAGTATGGTTTTGTCGTAAAAAACGTAAGAGCTTTTGCCATAACTTCAAGGGGTATGGCTCACAGATTAGGAAAATGGTTTTTGTACACACAGGCTAATGAGGGTGAAGTTGTTTCATTTACTACAACATTAGAGGCTGGTACTTTAGTTAGAGTCGGGGCTGTAATAAGTATTGCTGATCCTGTGAGGTCTGGATTAAGAACAGGAGGTCGAATAAAAAGTGCAACAACTACTGTAATTACTGTTGACGATACCGCTTCAACAAATTTAGATGCATCAAATAATGCAACATTGTCTGTAATATTGCCTGACGGAAGCGTAGAAACAAAAACTGTAAGTTCTATATCAGGTGCAAACATAACTGTTGGCAGTGCTTTTAGTGCAACACCAAATGCAAATTCTGTTTGGGTTTTAGAAAATGATAGTTTGCAAACTCAACAATTTAGAGTTGTAGGGGTCACTGAAGTTAGTGGTTTGACATATCAAATTACAGCAGTATTTCATAACTCTGGTAAATATTCTTTTGTTGAAGATGGCACAACTTTACCAACAAGAACAATAACCACTCTTACAGATATTAAATCTGCCCCCTCTGGTTTAAGTGTTACTGAAAAAATTGTTGTTATTAATAATAGAGCCGTAAGTAAATTATTTATTACATGGAATGGTGTTGCTGGTGTTAATGAATATCAAGTACAATTTCGTTTTGATAATGGTAATTTTACAAATACAAGAGTTTCAAGAACTGATTTTGAAATATTAAACAGTCAACTTGGTACATATGAAATAAGAGTTTTTAGTATAAATGCGATCAAAAAACCTTCAGCATTACCAGCAACAGTAACATTTAATGCTGTTGGAAAAACTGTTGTGCCAGCAAATGTACAAAATTTAAGAATAGAACCAATAAATAATAAATTAATACGACTTAGATGGGATGCAAGTACAGACACAGATGTACTTCATGGAGGATTTTGCAGAATACGTCACAGTTCAAAAACAGATGGAACTGGTGAATTTGCAAAAGCTGTTGATATTGATAAATTGGCTGGAAATAGCACAGATATAATAGTCCCCTATGTTGAGGGAGAATATTTTGTTCGCTTTGTTGATGATGGTGGCAGAATAAGTGCTGGCAGTGCATCTGTTGTAATTGATTTACCTGATCCACAACCAGCTTTAATTGTACAAACTAGGCGAGAAGATCAGGATAATCCTAAGTTTCAGGGAACAAAAACTAATGTAGATTTTGATGCCACAACAAATAGCCTTAACTTGATTGGTGGGGGTAATTTTGATGACATTACAGATTTTGATACACTTGCCTCACTTGATGATTTTGGTGGGATATCACCTTCTGGAACTTATGACTTCAATGAGACATTAGATTTAGGTGCTGTATTTAGCTTAGATCTCAAACATCATTTTTTAACAGAGGGTTTTTATCCTAATGACTTGATTGATAGCAGAACAGCAAATATTGATACTTGGACAGATTTTGATGGAACAAATGCAAATGATGTCAATGCAGAATTACTTGTTCGAGTGACGCAAGATGACCCTTCTGGATCACCAACTTATACAGCATTCCAGACTTTTGTTAATGGTGTTTATAAAGGAAGAGGATTTCAATTCAGAACTAATTTAACAAGCAATGACCCTGCACAGGATATAAGGGTCTCACAATTAGGATATACGGCAACATTACAAAGAAGAACAGAGCAAAGTGCAACAGCAATAGCATCTGGTAGTGGAGTAAAAAATATAACTTTTTCTCATCCATTTTTTGTAGGAACTTCTACACTTCTTGGAGCAAATTCAAATTTACCTTCTATTGGTATCACTGCACAAAATATGGCAACAGGTGATTTTTTTGAGGTAAGTAATGTATCATCAACAGGTTTTTCTGTTCATTTCAAAAACTCATCAAATGCAAGTATTAGTAGAAATTTTAACTTTACTGCGGTAGGATTTGGTAAAGGAAACTAACTTATGGCAAGAGTAGATTCTACAGGAGGAACTGGGTACGTTATTGATAACGGAACAGGAAGTGCTGTTCGTACAAAATTAAATCAAATTACAGCTGCTATTAACTCTACAAATAGCGGTTCTGGTGATCCTACAATCAATACAGCATTTCAAATGCACATTGATACTTCAAGTTCATTATTGAAGATAAGAAACGCAGCTAATAATGCTTACATAACTATTGGTGATGTATCAGCAACAAACTTAGGTTTAGCTGCACTTGCAGGGGCAACATTTACAGGAAAAGTTACTCATAACTATGTAAGTTCATTAAATTTACCTGTAGGAACAACGGCTCAAAGAGACGGTAGCCCTGCTGTTGGTATGTTTAGATATAACTCAACATTAAACCAGTTTGAAGGCTATAAGAACACAGGTTGGGGTGAAATTGGTGGTGGTGCAGGTGCTACTGGTGGCGGCACTGATGAGGTATTTTTTGAATCAGATCAAGCGGTTACAACAAATTACACTTTGTCATCTGGTAAAAACGCTCATACAGTTAGCCCTACAATAAACTCAGGTGTTACTGTTACAGTGCCATCTGGTGCAATACTTGTTATTCTTTAATTATGGCTTTAAACATTAACGGCACTACTGGTATTTCTGGAGTTGATGGGTCAGCTTCCGCACCAGCATTACAGGGAACAGATAGTAATACAGGAATAAATTTTGCATCTGATACTGTCAATATAAATACAGGTGGAGTAACCAGGGCATCAATAGATTCGGCTGGAAAATTAACCGTTACGAGTACATCAACAGCAACTAATGATTCAGAGCCTGTAGCAACTTTCACAACTCAAGGTCATAGTCAAATAAGATTAAATGGTGACGGAAATCTATGGGCATTAATGGCACTTGATAGTTCGGCTGCTGGTAATAATTTTATTATCTACGATAAAAATAACGCTGTAGAGCGACTCCGAATAAATTCGGACGGAAAATTGCTTATCGGCACAACTGACACAACTCCTTACAATAACACAGGTTCAAATGAAGGTGTTGTTATTACTCCTAATAATATGCAAGCTGCAAGATCAGGGGATATTCCATTTTTTTTAAATAGATTAGATAGTGGCGGTGGTACTTTAGCTGCTTTTTATAGGGCTGGAAGCCAGCAAGGAACAATATCAGTATCAGGAACTACTGTTAGTTATAATGGTGGTCATTTAAGTAGATGGTCACAAATTAAAGGTTTATCACAAACTGATAAATCAGCTAGGCCAGAAATTTATCAAGGTACTGTAATGAGTAACCTTGATGACTTATGTACTTGGACTCATGCAGAAACTTTTTATGAAGAAGATGTTTTATATACGCAAGAAGATACATTGCCAGAAGGTAAATCTGTTGGTGATGTAAAAAATGCAAAAGGTTCTGTACAAAGGGCAGCATATACAGAAGATAATCAGCAGTTAAACATGACAAAAATATCTGATACTGAAGGTGATAAAAATATTGCTGGTGTATTTTACTGTTGGGATGATGATGATGATGAGATTGTAAATGATTTTTATGTTGCAATGACAGGTGATATGGTCATTAGAGTTGCAGCTTCTACAACAGTTGCAAGAGGTGATTTATTAATTTCAGCAGGGGATGGAACTGCAAAACCACAGGCAGATGATATTGTGAGAAGTTCTACTATTGCTAAAATAATATCAACAACTTCTACAGCTACATATGCAGATGGAAGTAAAGCCTACCCTTGTGTTTTAATGGCTTGTTAATGAAGGTAATTTTATGACAGCAAAGATTAAACTAAACGCAGCATCAGGTGGTGGGTCTTTCAGTTTACAAGCACCCTCATCCTCTAGTAATAATAGAGTTTTTACATTACCAGATATTGCAGATGCAACGATGGCAACTGTTAATGGAATAACGATGTTAGATCAATATTATTTAAACACTCAAACATCTGGCACTGCTGGTCAAGAAATTTTTATGAATACCAATTTTGCGAGAGTAACAGGAAACATAACTGGTGCTGCTGTAATAGGCACAGGAATGACAAAATCAAGTGAGGTTTTTTCTTTTCCCTCAACTGGAATTTATCACTTACGTTTTCGTTCAAATGTAATGTTAGATAGTGGCACATCATCTAATAGGTATGCAGAAAATAAAATATATGTAACTACTAATAATGGCAGTTCATATTCAATTGTTTCAATGGGCTTAGATGGTATTGTTTCTGGAGGTGGAGAAAGATTTGGAAATCCTATAGCTGAATTTTATTTTGATGTTACTGACATCTCAACACATAAATGTAAATTTTCAGTTCAATCTGGAAATGATGCTTACAAACTAATAACTTCTAGCGGCAGATTAGATACTGTCGTTAATTTTATGAAAATAGGAGATACTTAATTATGTCAGAGATCAAGGTAAATTCGATAAAAGGGGTAGGAGCTAGTGCTGCTGCTATTACTGTCAACAATACTGATGGAACGTGTACTGCCAATGTTACTAATAACCTAAGTAATAGAAGAATCAATGTAAATGGAGCAATGCAAGTTGCTCAAAGGGGTACTGTTACAGGTATTACAAGCTCACAATATGCAGGGCCTGATAGATTTAGATTTGGAGTAGCTAATCATGGAACTTTTACAGTAAGTCAAGATAGTTCTGCTCCTACAGGGTCTGGTTTTGCAAATTCATTAAAATTAGCTTGTACTACAGCAGATACAAGTGTTGCTGCCAGTACAATAGTTTATTTTCAACATAAATTAGAAGGTCAAGATTGCCAACGTTTAAAAAAAGGAACATCTAGTGCTGAACCTTTAGCGGTTCAATTTTGGGTGAAAAGTAATAAAACAGGAACTTATGCTTTCCAGTGTTCAGATAATGATAATTCAAGAGCTTTTACAACGACATATACTATAAGTTCGGCAGACACTTGGGAAAAGAAAGAAATTGTAATTCCAGCAGATACTACAGGTGTTTTAGATGATAATAATCTTGTTTCTTTAACTTTTAATTTTTGGTTAGCAGTAGGAACAAATTATACAAGCGGTTCTGCCTCAACTACTTGGTATTCATATGTAGATGCCAATGCAGCAAAAGGTCATGCTGTAAATATTGCAGATTCAACTTCTAATACATGGTACATGACCGGATTACAAATGGAAACTGGATCTGTTCATACAGATTTCGAGCATAGGTCATTCGCACAGGAGCTTGCTTTATGTCAGAGGTATTGTTTTGTATGGAAATCAAACCAAAGTTATTCTGTTTGGGGAACTGGTTATATGACACATTCAACAGGTGTAGATTTTAGTTTTACCCTACCACAAACTATGAGAGCAAGTCCTTCTTTTTCAAGTTCTGGTAGTTTTAGACTAGTTGGTTATGAAAACGATACTCAATATGCACAAGCGTTAAGTAGTTTTTCAATGACTAGATCACACACTTTAACTCCTTACCTAAGAGGTGTTATATCAGGTGGCGTAGGTGGTGCTGTGGGTGAACTTAGTGACAACGGTTCTAACAACGCCACTGCAACTTTTTCTGCGGAGCTTTAATTATGACTATTAAATACAAACTATACAAAGATGATAAAGATGGTTCAATTCCAGCTATTCAAGCAACAAAAGAAGATGGCACTGTATGGTCAGTTCCATTCGATGAAGCAAACACCGATTATCAAGAGTACCTTGAGTGGGTAGCAGAGGGAAATACAGCCGAAGCTGCTGATTAATTAATCTTTTCTTGCATTTGTCTGGTCATTATCCCCATAGTGACGTAGAGAGGGGATAGGGCTACAATAAGCAGTAATACAAGCACACTCGTAAAAGAAAGTGCTTTTAAAATTGCAAATTTAATCATGTTTCAAAAAATTGCTAATATTCTTAGCATAGTTTCATTTGTAATGGTAGCTTCTATGAGTGGTGGAGCGTATTTTGGTTACAAGTATGTAACTTCAGAACAGTTTAAATCCAGAGTGATGAATGAAATTCTTGGAAACGTACAGGGTATGATGCCAAAAATATTAGATAATGGTTTACCTAAAATGACAGGTCCATCAATGCCGATCATCAAATGAAATGTTATTGGTGCGATAATGAATTAATTTGGGGTGGTGATATTGATATAGATGAGTCTATGCCAACTTATCCAGAGTTTTCAGTAATGACTAATTTATCTTGTCCTAAATGTTTTGCAGAAGTAGAAATATTGAAGAAAAGAGATGCCTTCGATTGAAATACCTGATATAAATATTCCTGATATTTATGTTCCAAATGTACCAGAACCTTATAATCCTCATTATTTACAAATAGCAAAGCCACCAGAAATAGATGTTCCTGGTTGTACC